GTTCATACTTGCCTGACTGAATGGATCAAAATTACTGGCAAATGGTCCTGTTGAGTCGCCAAATGTTCTACGGAAAATTTGTCTAACTGTTATGACTTCTTGAGGTAAGGTGTAGATATTAACATTGGACACCAACTCCATAAAAGTATATGATTCTTCGTAGGCATTCTGTGCCCGTTGGCGGTAAGTGCCAATGGTGTTGCGATAGGCAGCTTCAAAATGCTCGGCATCTAGCTCAATGTCAATGATTTGATCGCCCATTTGCAAGCGAGCATATTCAACAAGATTTTGTTTTAGTGTTTGTAGTGTAGATTCTGCTTCAGCCATAGTATAGGGAACTCCAGTTCTGTTTATTTACCAGTTTTTAGCTCTGGCAGTACGTCTAATAACCACTGTGCAAAATCGGCTGGCCATTGCTGTTGCAACTCAGCTAGACGTTGTTGATTGTGTATAGCTGCTTGTTGGCATCGTTTTTTTACTTGTTCAAAATTTAATTTTTGCAATTCCTGGTAAAGCCGTATATTACTAGATATAAATGTCTCAACTTTTTTAATTCCGTGTGGTGTGTCGTCTTGAGTTATTAAATTATAAGTGTGGTCGACTATGTCATCTAATACATCAAATCCCAACTGTTTTAAATAGTTAACTGCACCAAAAGCACTGTACACCGTCCACGGTGCAGGCGATACTAATGCTCTAAATATTTTTTCACTAAATGCAATCGTGTGGTCGCCAGCATAGGTTTCAACCACTATGTTTACCCATGCACTGACATGTGCCTGTTCTATAGTCAGTGCATGATTTCTAATAGGAACATTATTGGTTAACTCTGGTATTAGTGTTTTATATTTTTCTTGTACTGTTACAAGTTGATTCCATGTTTTCATAAAATTAGTTTTTATTTCATCCAGAGAATGATTGGCCCTGGCAGCATCAAAACAATTAAAATTTACAAGATCTTGGTCTATTTCCGTTTGCGTTAATAATTCTAATAAAATTAGTAGTCGCTGACTGTCAAGGCGGTTAATTGAAAAATTGAATCTATAAGTGGGGCTCCACACCTGACCATCGGGTTTATAATTAAACACACCAAAATAACTCTCAGGAACTTGTTTAACTTGATATTGTGTTGGAAAATTAACATAATTGTCTGTAATGATCACAGTATGTTGATCAAACCATTGCTCTGGTGGTAATGACCAACTCTGACGACAAACACTGTAGTCGTCGGCAAAACAAACTACAACGGTTTGATACCCTCGTTTCCAAATTCTATAATTATCAGTTTTAATATAACCAAAATTGACTAACATGCTGGCTAGAAAATCAACTGTGGTGCGTTCATGCCACATACAAGAACTTTTATGAAAAATTTCTCCAGAATCAATACGATAGAATGACTCGTCGAACATTACGAACCTTTTCGAATTGGAAAGATTTTTTCAGCATCATATTCTGTTGGGCAAAATTTACACTGTTTTATAGGATTATCTAAGTTGGTAAAAAATTCTTCGTTGTAGTCTAAATAATTGTCTACACTTAGCGCCTGGTATGAATTTAATAATTCTCGATCGCTCTCAGAAATGTCCAATGGCCGTTGTTGGTCAAACTCAGGCATCAGTGCTGCTGGGCCGCACTTGTATAATTTTCCTTTAATAAAGTGATAACTCTTCCAACGTGCAAACGCACAGTTTTGGTGTGCTAGTATTGGGTCACTGTTGTGTAATGTCAGGCCGCCGGTGCCATTTGATTTGATCGATGCGGAACCAAAATTATTACTTTGATAAACATTTATCATTACTCCGTTGCTGTCTTTAAAATAAAAATCACTACCCCAAGGGTTGTTGTCTTTACCGAGTTCGATGATAGGGGCTTTAAGGAATTTTCGAATGTCTGCTTGCATTTCTGGCCAGTCTGCCCAATTATGTAAACTTACCCCTATGTGATTTGGAAAATTATTTTTAGGACTTGTCCACAACATGGCCTCGTATAAATTGTGTATTTTGTTGAATCTAGTACCATTGGTTAAAATTTGAACTTCGATTCCAAACAAGTGATTAATGCCGTTGACCCATTCTAATATTGTAGGGTTTAACAATGGTTCACCGCCCATGATAGTAGCGGCTCTCAGATCAACTAGATTGGCCCAGTGTTTATAGATGAATTCGTAGTCTGACCATTTCTGCCAACCTTTAAAGTCATAGTTGTTGAAACGATTACACCTGTTGCAGGTGTAATTACAGACGTTAGTAATATAGAAATCTACTTTGTTGGGGATACTACGGAGCATCTTTTACTTAGTTCACCAGTCCTTGAGGATAATTAGCTTTTTGTTTCTGCAATTTGTAATTTGATTTCCTTGCAATCTACAGGTTTACTTGCAATAAGATTTTGTTTTAGTATAGATTCTGCTTTAGCTATTTAAGGAGAAATCCAGTTAACTTTATTTATTGTTTTGTGCTGATCCAAGTAGCAAGTTTATCAGCAATAAGTTGATGTCCCAATTGATTTGGATGTGCAATATTAGGATGAATATAGATGTTATCTGTTTTTCCAAGCAAGAGTTTTCTAAAAAGATAAGATGATTTTTTGGCGGTTATCCAAGAATCTCCGACGCCAAACCAGTCAGCAGCTGTTTCTTTTCCTGCTTGCCATATTTTTTCTGTGTTTACTCCAGGCAACCATTCTGGATATTTTATCCAACCCGAAAAATAATAATCGTCAATTCCGTGCATTTGACACCACATTTGTAGGGCAGTCACCGTAGTACTACTACGCATCAGTTCGTGGTGGTCAGTATGAAAATGTAAAGCAAAGTCTTGAATTAACCTGGTGGCATCTGTGGGCCAGTGTTCTCGTTCTTTTAAATTAACATCTAACGAAGCAAATCGTGGAAAATATGTTGTTCTTGCTGGGTTGGTTAAATGAAATACCGCTACCGTATGATCTGTTTTATTCCATCGGTGTTTTAAATAATCTTGTAATTGAAACAACATATCTTCATTACTAGCACCAGGCGATCCATAATTGTATAACTGATCAAATCCTAATTGATTTTTTAATAAAACACCGTATGGAACTTGGCCTAATTCTTTTTTAAGCTCTTTGCCTTCTGGCCAACTATCCCCCAGTGTTAGCAGAACCCGTTGCATTTAGATTCTTGGTTGGCAATTTTTAATATCATTTGCTGTTTACCAGGCTTTGAGTATGATCAGATTCTCGTTACCTCGACCTGTAAACTTGGTTTCCGTTGCCTTGATTGCTTCAAATTCCTTACGGGCAACGGGTTTACTACCCATGACCAGTTTGATCTGTTCTGCAGGCTTACGAAGTGTTTTTTGTACTGTGGCTAGTGCATCAAATCCCACAATGGCACTACCCTTAACCGTAAACGTGCCAATGTGACTGTCTGCCATAACATGGATTAATTTACGTTTGACTGTGTCATACAGCCATGCTTCTGACGCACCGACTAATTTAGTAACTACTTCAGATTTGAGACCAAGTTCGTCAAATTCTTTAAGGAACTTAAATTTACGAGTTAGTTTTTCCGGGCTTACTGCTTTCTTGGCACGTGGCTTGCGTTCTACCTTTTTCAATTGAACATAACTGTTACAATCATTTATTACTGTTTCGCAGAACTTGACACACTGTTTCAATTGATTTTTATTAAGGTGACTGTATCCATCGACTAGATCGGCATCTTCGCCTTCTAATACTTCGTTAAATTCTATAAGACGTAATTCCCAAACTGCAGATACTGTACCGGTCATATTAGGACTAATATTCAATCCACGCATGAGTTTAATTGGACTAAAGTCTGCTGACATCTTGGCGCCAGCAACAACAAAGTCATCAAACATGCCTTCTAATTCACCACAGCACTCAGATACTTTCTCACGTAGGTGATCTTGAATGGTTAACTTTTGAACCGCTGTATCGTCATCTTTTTCTTCCTGTGATTTACGAACTTCTTGTTTTAACTTGAGCATTTCACTGATTTGCTCATCAATAATACACTGCTCATGTTCAAGTAATTCTAGGCCTAGCAAGGTCATACGACACACCCAAGCTGGCGTAATACGAATTTGGCTGTCAGGGATACCACGCATTTTTTTGGCATCAACTTTACGACCGTTATGCTCTAGATAATGACACAACATTTCCTTGGCATCTTTTTTACCATAGTGATAGTTGTACCATTTAAAGGCGGCAGCAAATGAGCTGACTCGAGTTTCACTAGTGGGTTGAAACTTCCATTCTGGTTCAAAGCCTATGTACTTGGTTTCAGCACCCTTAGGGTTCAATCTTTTAATTTCGTTTTTAGCCATAGTCTTTATTGTATATTAAAATTTTGTAATGTCAACCGATTAGTGCCGCAAAGACAATGTGTTTTTCCAAATTATTTACAAGTTCGCGAGCTTGTTGCTTGAGTTCTCGATAGCGTGGTGTTTCTTTATGTAGTCTACGACATTCTACTTTCTCTTGATCTACTGCGGTCATTTTACTATCTATTCCACGAACCATCTTAAGGAGATCACGCTTGGCTACCTTGCTTTTAACTACATTTATTTGGGTTATAGCACGATCTAAGCGTTCAAATAATTCATTGTATAACATATCATCCATAACAGTAATTATACAAGGTTTGAAGTTACTAGTCAATCTAGCCGCTAAATACTAGACTATGCCTAGATTATCCATGTGGCGGCCCACCCGGTCAGCCGACTACCAATTTATTGATCGTACAATCTCAGAAATGTACACTGTCGGGGGGCTTGATTTATATATCCACAAATATCTTGGTCCGCAGACCGGGGATATTGGTGATGCTGATGCCACCTTGCCAGTTTATGACACGCAAAATCCCTTGTTCATTGAAGATTTGTTATTGTTAGAAAATCGTGATCGTGCTTATGATCCAGATATTTTTGTCATGCGTGGTGTTTATCGCACCCAAGACGTAGACTTTGATTTAACACAGTTTGGTTTGTTTTTAAACAACGATACTCTGTTTATAACTTTTTCCTACAACGACATGATTGACACTTTTGGCCGTAAACTCATGGCCGGTGATGTAATTGAAGTCCCAAACTTAAAAGATTATAATCCCTTAAATACTGGATTGGTTCGTGCATTGCCTCGCTACTATGTTATCCAAGATGCCAATTTTGCTCAAGAAGGATTTAGTGTTACCTGGTTGCCACACCTATGGCGTGTCAAGGCCACACCCATGGTGGCCAGTCAAGAGTTCGATCAAATTACCAACAAACCATTCATGCCGGAAAACATCTGGGATAATGGAAACTTTTATCCGGCCAATGAGACGGTCAACAACGGCGGTACCTATTATCAAGCTACCAAACCTGTTCCTCCTGGAACAGAAATAACTAATACCGAATACTGGACAGAAATCATTACACCTAGTACCATTAGTGAAAAACAAAGCACTCGTACTAGAGATCTTACTATCAATGATGCCATCTTAACTCAGGCCGAGATTGAAGTGCCACTAAGCGGGTACGATACTGTTAAGTTTTATATTTTGCCCACAGGGCCTGGAGCACAACCTAGATCGGCAGGTCTTTCTACCGATGCTACAGATCCTACCTCGGCAGGTCTACAACCAGGTGAAGGCACTAGCCCAACTGGGTTTGGTTATACATTAGGCTACCTAACTGGTGGTGTAGATCCAGACACTGGATATTTGATTCCACCCAACGGATTGCCTGTTACTCCTGGGGTAAGTTTTCCTTCCAATCCTGTTATCGGTGCTTATGCATTACGCCTAGACTATTTTCCAAATCGCCTGTTCCGATATGACGGCCGTACTTGGGTCAAGATCGAAGATGCGGTACGTACCGGCATGGACTTAGACCCACGAGCACTTACCCAAAGAAGTAGTTTTGTCAACAATGAATACACAGTGCGTACCACAGACATGGGTAACATTCCAAGTCGGCAAAGTTTGAGTGAGATACTTAAACCTAATGCCGACAACGGTGACCAAGGTGGCGATTTGCCGCCCAATCCAAGACCACCAGGACGATAACTATGTTAACTCAATTCTTTTTTGATGAACAATTACGTAGATTCTTACTTCAGTTTGCTAGAATTTTTAGTAACTTTGCAGTAGAATACGGGCGTGATGAGGAAGGTACCAATCATACCTTGGTCCGTGTTCCTGTGCGCTACGGAGATTCGAGTCGGCAGGCGCAGACAGTGTTGCAAAATAATTCGGCTAGTTTTTTAAATTCATGTCCATTGATGACTTTTTATATTACTGATTTAAAATATGATCGCCCTCGTATACAAGATCCTACCTTTGTCAGCAATATCAGTGTGCGTCA